GTGATATGCTATTGCTGCCGTACTTCTTATCAGGCGCTCAAGGCCAGCCTCTTTTTCGGCCTTAAAGATCTTCATTTGGTCGTTCATAAATATCCCCTATGGATGCTATATGTTTTCACTATTTTCGATATAAAAAGAAACTCGTATGTTTCTAATTTCTTCAATACTGAGCTTTCTGTTGATATCACTAGCAGCGTTAGATATCCATTCGTTACATTTTGTTATTACACCATCCGTCAACTTTTTCTTCAACGCCGACGCTACGGAGCTTTCGTCAATAGCTTCAAAGGCACCCAAGTTAAACAGAATGCCAAACTTAATGGCCTCAGACTTGTCCAGCTCTTCTGATGTAAGGCTACGCATATTCTTTTTACCGAACTGCTGAAGAAGGCCCGGATTCACCAATTCAGATATTTTACTCTGGGCCTCTTTAGCCCACAGCTCCACAGCCGCTTTAGTTTTTGGCTTAAACTCCTTCGTCTTGCGAGGCTCCGAGTCTCTGGTGTTGTTGGGTCTTCCGGGCACCTTCGTAGTCTTTTGACCATTGGGAGGTTCCCCGCGAGGACTGGGTGGTCGTCTCAGGTCGAGGGCCGCCCTGTCTCCATTTTTCTTCTTATCTAACTTGACGCCAACTTGCGTAGGGGAAACGACCCCTGTTTGCAATGCAATCTTCTGTAGACCATATTGCTTGTCAACGGCATGGTAAGGACTAATCTTTTCAAGATTACGACTAATTCTCTTCCTTTCTTCATCAGCCACTCGTCTGAACTCCACTTCTGGTCTGGCCTTAACGTGCCTTTGGACAAACTCATTACTTACAATATTTCTATCAGCCATTGCAAGCATCAAATTCGAAACCGCAGTTGGATCGTCTAGATACATGTAATCAAATTCCACTTGAGCAGGGAACCTAAATCCCATAGCGGACTGAACTATTTCTATCTGGGTGTTCCAAAAATCTAACAGAATATTTCTGACGTAGTTAAGCCTTTCGGTCAAAGTCTTTAGAGATATAAAGTTATTGGTCGTTCCCGATGCACCAAAGGTTCCAGTAAGGGTGGGGGGAATCCCCAAGGTGGCATAAATGGCCATAAGGGTAGGGCGGTACTTCTCTTCGCCTAAAAATCTTTGGACATCCGTGTTAGTTTCTATAACCTCTATATCTGGGCCCCAGATTATATCTGTTGTGCCACCTCCTACATTGGCGCCTAGAATGTGTTGCAAGGTGGAGGCTGCTGTCGGAGTGGGGGCGATCTTATGATCTAGACTTCCGAGCTTAAAAATACGAATCTTGGAAATGGCTCCGTCTAAGGCAGTCTTATCGGCAAGCTTCAGTCTTTCGTAAAGGATTAGATCGTTAAAGCAAGAATATGTCATAGGGTCAGCCCATTCTTGCCAATCGTCTTTTTTATAAAAATAAACAAACGTTTTGTCTGGGTCCATACGCACGCCGCGATTGGATTCCGCTGCATTTATAATCTCGGCAGGAATGCGGCTTATCAGGGCTGACTCTAGAGGGTCGGCGCTATTCCTAAGCTTACGAATCATATTTACGATTTTCTTTGGAAGCTTTATGACGTATTGGCGCTCCCCTATCATCCCCGCTACAGGGCCGCCTATGACCTCAACAGTCAAGGGGTCGACAAAGGTATATTCCCAAGGGATCTCATTCTTCATGAAATTATTATCATTGAGATTCATAACAAGGTCTGGGGAGGCGATGGACTTCTGCATCTCCTCACGCTTCTTGCGATTGATTTTAGCCGTCTTCATGCTTATGGGAACATTAGCTTCTCTAAAGAGAAGATTGCAAAGTCTTTCAGAAACTTCTTTTCCATTGATACGATCAAACCAGTTATTATAAAATCTTTCGACTCTCTTGTTTCGGTGAACAAGCCTTACCCCTTGGCAGGCAAAGTCGCCCATGAGGTCTATGGCGTTTCTTATAAGGCCAATACGTCTGTAAGCGGTTCTCGCAAACGCTATGATATCCTTGGGCTTTTCTGGAACTGCCTGTTCGGGTCTAAAGAAATCAAAGTCTGAGTTTCTTAGACCGGGGCGACTGCCGAGATAGGTAGTCAGATCGGAGAAGTCTCGCGTTCTAGCTGAATAAGAGGCGGCTGAAAATTCCTGAACCGCGTCCGCATACATCTTAAGACCGTTCTCACGATCCTGCTTACTGCCTTCCCAGCTCACGTATGCTGGCTCACTACTGGGGTTGGGCTTGTTCTCTGACTCACTTCTGGGGTATTTTTTTGATGGCATTGATCCTATCACCTTTTAATACTTATTGCGACGTAAAACAATAGCTATTGATATTTACACCAATTATTGGGGGTTCCTCTTAATACCAAAGCACACGTTGGAGTTAACGCTAGACATCCACTCTTGACCCACATACATTTTATTAGAGGGGTCCACTTCAAACACTCCCGGCTTTATAACTGTTCCAATGTTACTATACATAGGGGGAGGAATTTCTCTATGAATAAGCCTTGCTATCATGTTAGCGATAACAAGGGCACTATATCTATCCTTTCTCATCCTGCCTTTACGGCCCGTCTCCAGCTTGATCTCGGGAGTATCGAATCTCTCCCTTCCGGTTGCTGTCGTGGACATAATAACTGTAACAAGCTCATTCTTAAGCTCCTCTATCTCCATCACCGAATCTTCAAGGGTGTCGTATAGCCTAAGAGCATTCGATTCGCCAAGCTTGTCTCGCAACTGCTTGAAAGAAATCTTATCCTTTTCACTCATGATGCTCAGGCTGAGGGTGTCAAATCGTGGGAAAAGAAGAATCTTGTCCTCCATGTCTTTGCGAAGACCGTGGTTTGCCTGAGAGGTCCACTCTGCCTTGGCAAAGTTAATAAGCTCTACAATGTGATCTCCCGCAATGGAATCAGTATCCTTCTCCTTTTTATCTTCAATAATGGGAAGGATCGGTCTTTCCCCCTGCATCATCTTGTCGCTATCCCCAAGAGCCTCGGATAAAGCGTAGCCACCACCTTGAGAGTCTATGCCTATGCGTACACAGGGGAAAACTTTATAAAGCTCTCTAATTTTTCTAGAACAAAAGCCATAATAGTCGTTGGCGTCCGTTAAACCAATACGCCTGCGGCTCTGGAAGTCTTTTTTATTAGTCGTCCAAGAATAAACAATTCTTTGATGTTCCGGATGTATTTCTATTATTATTAAAGCAAAGTTGTCCTGCTCGGACGCCGGGTCAATTCCAAACACATATCTTCCGTTTGGATCCCCGCGAGTAGCAGGGTCGAAGGGATCGGCACACCAAGAGGGCCATCCTGCCGATTGGCAGTTTCGGTCATGCGCTACGCAAGACTCAATCAGACTGCGCTTAAAGAACCCCTGACTATCTGACGTAAAACAGGCCCCGTATTCCATTTGATAAATGCCGTTGTGCATGGTGGCCCTAGAACGAGCAACTTGCTGGTCATCCATGAACCCTTCCGGAATAAGCTCGTAAGGAACTCTGATAACCGAAAATGATTTCCAGTCTAATCTTTTCATGTATTCTGGAATTTCGTCTATATCGTCTCCGGCTGCCTCGGCTGCCTTTTTAAAATCACCCTGACTTTGTATGGTGGATTTGTATTTCTTCCAGTAAGATGCAAAATGCTCAAAGCCATATCCACAAGTTCCCGAAATGATCGACTGGTTGGACTGGCGGTCCTGATAGTCCTCTTCCATACTTTCGTCCCAGTTCCCAGCCTCCTGAAGAACCTTTCTCTTAGCGGCCTCTTTTACATTCTGTGTCGGATTTGCGGACACGGCGGCAAAACCGGCAACTACCGTTTCATATATATCTACTGGGATACTATTGAATTCATCAGCTATAATTGTGTGAGCACGAAGACCCCTGATCTTCGAGCCGTCTCCGAGCGGCACAGCCATCGCCCAGCTATCGTTTATTCGCATCGTGCATCTGTCAACGTCCCGACGAGGGCCGCTACTATCAGAACAAACGCTCCGTAATATTGGAGCATTTTTCCAAATAGTGTCCATGTACTCGAAGATGACTTTGCTCTGCCTAAAAGCTGCTCCTACAATAACGATCTTCGTGGAGGGCACAAGAAGGCACCGAAGAATACTATAAACGGACAGAAGAAAGGACTTTCCAAATCCTCGACTGGCGATATACATGGGAAACGCCTTAGTCCATAGCTCTCGTAGTATTACCACCTGTTCCGGAAGCAGCTCTACATTTAGAAGTTTCTTCGCGGTCCATTGAAAATATTCGGGATTACGCATAAAGCGTAGTACATGAAGGTGGAGATTGTCTTTCTCCTTTTGGTTAAGGCCAGTCAGGGGAGAGGCTATATCTTTTAGGTCCTTCTTTGTAATATTTAGCCAAGCATGCTCAGGAGATTCTACGTCATACATAATAATTATTAACCGTTCTCATGATGTTGAAAGCTATCTCCTCGGCCCTCTTCTTATCACCGCAGGCTATTACTTTAATTCCGTGCTCCACCATGGCAGACATTAACACTCTCGTTATATATTTGCCTTTTATTCTTATCTTGGACCACTTACTTTTAGGAACCTTTGAGCCAACGGGATATTGTTCAATACTATGCCAGTCAAACTCAAGGAGTAAGAATGCATGTGGGAAAGAGGCCATTGCTTTTAATTCACGCAAGAACCTCTTTTCACCACAATTACCTGCAAGCTCAGCAACTGACTCTTTTCTTTCTATACACAGTAGATGCTCTTTGTCCTTAATGGTATAATCACCGATATCAACCTTTATCACCTCTGTCCCTATACAGTAGGCGTCTTCGTCAAACCACCAGCCGTGGCCTTTCTTCTCTCGCGTATCACGGATGACGGTAAAACGACTCATCTATCCCACTTTGTAATAAAGACAGGGGTTAGCTCGCCCACGTAGGCACACCATGTATTGAAATCTAGATACTCCATAGCCTCCTCTTCCGTGCAGTCATTGTTAGTGGAAAATAGATCTACCATGAGATCCATGTCGTACACTACTTGACTACCTTGGGTAACACCGACAATAGCGGCGTCAAAAAAGTCTTCGGACAAAAATAGCAGATCCGCACCGTGTTCGTCAACCAATTCGTCTCTGTTCATTTTCTCGCATTCCATTCTAGTATTTTTAAAAGAAAGACTTCGTAGTTTTCCTCGCTGCCCTTGATCTTTTGATGACAACTCCTACAAAGCGTTATACCGTTATTTATCGAATACCTGAGTGCCGGATTGTTGGACCACTTCTTGATATGGTGAACCTCCAGCTTTCTCTTGGACGCACATCCGGGCCATTGGCACTTATGTCGATCTCTCTTTCTAATATCTTTACGCCACTTGGCATAGGCCGGGTCGTTCCAGTTCCTATGATACATTTAAGTCGTTCCGCAGCATCTCCATGACCAGATCCTTGAAACCTATCTCGGGCTCCCACCCCAGTACGGCCTTAGCCTTAGCAGGAGAGCCTCTAAGGTACTCTACCTCGGCAGGACGATAGAACTTAGGGTCGATCACTACAACGTCTCTCCAGTGCTTTATGTCGCCCACATAGGAAAACGCCTCATCAAGAAATTCACGTATTGCGTAGGTCTTTCCAGTCGCAACCACATAATCGTCTGGTTGGTCATGCTGAAGCATCATCCACATGGCTTTAACGTAGTCTGCGGCATGCCCCCAATCCCTGTAGGCATCCAAGTTCCCTAGTCTCAGCTTCGGGAAGCATTTCACAGCGACTTCGTCTAATTTTCGAGAAACATAGATGTGGTCGTCGTCGTAGGAGAGCTTGTCGGCAGAGCCAGTCAGGAGACTGTCTTTCCATCGGACAAATTCGCCAATCCACTTGGTAATCTTTCGCGTTACGAAGTTCTCGCCTCTTCGCTCACTCTCATGGTTGAAAAGAATGCCACAACATCCAAAAACTCCATAAGCCTCTCTATAGATACGGACAAGGTGGTGTGCGTTTGTCTTAGCAACAGCATACGGGCTTTGTGGCATAAACGGAGTTTCTTCACACTGATGCTTCACGTCCTTACAAACAGTGAAGTTCTTTCCAAACATCTCGCTCGTGGATGCCTGATAAAACCTTGAAGACAGTGAGAAATGTTTAATCGCCTCCAAGAAATAAAGCGGCCCCAGAGCGTTAACTTGAAAAGTGTAATCGGGCTGCTCAAAAGAAGTGCCAACGTGCGACTGTGCGGCAAGGTTATATATTTCGTCAGGCCTTATGCTGTCGACCAGTGAATAAACACACCCGGAGTCCGCTACCTCCCCCTCCACAATCTCAAAATTCGAATGGTCAACAACGTTACCAAGCCTACCTAAATTTGACGTACTAGCTCGACGCCTCATCCCATAAACATGATAGTCCTCTTTCAGCAATAGTTCTGCCAAATAAGAACCGTCCTGTCCCGTAATCCCTGTCACAAGGGCCTTTTTCATATCTCCTCCTCCTCCATCAAAGTATCCGAGTTTAAGATAGGCTGATCCACCAAGCCGTCCTCGTATTGGTGAAGTTCCGCAAGTCTCTCAGTGGCCTTGTCTGCCGCGACCCGGTGAACCTCCATATCAAAGCTCTCATCCTTCTTCATCCTATCGTCCTCAAGCTGACGGAGCCACGAAGAGAAATTGGTCTTGGCGTCATCCGCATTACGCTTTCTCTGTTCTCTTGTACCTTTAAGATCTTTCAGGAGTCGCTCCTTCTTTGTCAATAACTTTTCGTGCTCATTAATATAAGCCGACTTTGACGAAATCGCCGCGCCTAGTTGAGTTTGAAAAGAAGCGATAGCCACCGTGTCCTGCATGGCCATGGGTTTTTCCATTTCCGTATCAATCAGATTATTTAGACGATTAATATTCTTAATAACTTCCTGACGGTCCTCCATACCTCTATTGATGAGAACCTCTGTCCTAATGACCTCCAGAATCTCCATCTCCTCAGTATGAGTAACGTCCTCGGAAAACTGTCTGAAATAGTCTATGTGTTGGTGTTCGAAGAAAATTAACTCGGCGTCGGTGAACTGTTTTTGGAGTTCCTTGTAATAGTAGCGGTCTCGCAATTGCACTAACAGATGTTCGTTGTCTGTCATGTTACGCATCTTGAGGTTTTCTTTATCTATAAACTTCTGTACCGGTGCTACGGTTCTATTAAGGGTCTCTGCAATCTCTTCAAGAGGAAGATCAAAGCAGTTCTGGCGAATAAAGGCCATTTCCTCTTTGGAGAGCTTTCCACGCTTACGTGCCAATGTCGTTCTCCTCTAGGATCGAGTTGATGATCTCTACGATGTTCTGGCGTCTGGACTTTGGAAGCTTCAAACTATTGACAAATCTTATCCAGTCTTCACGGTAATATACAGGAATAGCTTGATCGACTATATTGAAGATGTGTTTTTGGTCCAACACGTCGTCTAGGCGATTTCCCTGCTTTACGTCAATATCCAAGTTGGCGGTGTTCATTATGTTGCGCTTTGCCGTATTGCGCTTTAACCAACCAGCGTAGAGATCACATTCTTGCTCATTATCATAAGCTTTACATGGATAGCGATTACTATTGCTAAATGACATATCAAAGAAGGGACAAGTGTCACAGGGCTTGTCAGGGCGTCCGAAATTGTTACGCTTGAAGTTGTATAGGCGGTTTCGAACGTGAGTCCAAAGAAAATTCTCCAGCGGCCTTACTCCATCGTAATTCTCTAGACCTTCCCATGCAAACAGGCGTGCCTGCTGCTTCATGTCCTCCAGTTCGTGATAGCCAAACTTAAACTTACCTGCGAGCCTGTTCGCAATCAAGTTAATCGTCTGAACTACCTCATCCTCCGTCATTCCGTGTGGTATCACCTGTGTTCAACTCCTCTGCTTCAATATTGTCCAAATCAAGTTCCATGTTCTTAATTACAATTGCGGCTTCGATCTCAAATGGACTTAGGCTTAGTTCTACCGCGAGAACGTTTTCAACAATCTCGTCTGTTGCGGCATTGACCACCACAGCATTCTGGGGATTCCCGTCGCACTTGATCTTCAGCTTCATCGTCTTCTTCTCCTTTAGCGATTAGATTAGAAATGTCCTGCTCCTCCGAAAGGCTTGCTTTTGCCATGAGTTCTTCCTCGTCCATTGCAGACTTTACTACAGGGTCTGTAGATTCAACAAATTTCTTCATGTGGGTCTCCAAAAAATCTTATCGGCGGCTATAATATTATAGTGCAAATGACCACTTTGTTATACACGGAACACGACATTATGAACAGAAAATGGTCGGAAAAAGATCTCCAGTATATTCGCGAAAATGCTGGCATCCTGAAGGATAGAGAGCTAGCAGCAGAATTGACCCAGCGCAGCGGACGACCTGTAACACTGGGGGCTGTTCGTAAAATGAGACAAAGGATGGGAATTGAAAAGAAAAGTGGTAGAGGAATCTGTAAACTGAGACAACATGGTAATTGTTGAAGTATAAAAGTGGACATTTCAGGCGTGGGGAGTTTATTTCGTTTGAACCACCCTGCGATATAGTCCTCTTTCGTGATGACAGCACGGGAGATTGAAAAACCCCACCCTCTAAACCCTTGTCAGCACGGGACTTATAGCACCTGATTCCTCCAGATGCTGCTGGGGACACCCTCTGCGCGGTCGTGGGGACACCCTCTGCGCGGGGCGGTTGAGCTGCCCGACCGGCCATAAGTCCTTATGTGACAATGACTTACGTCGCAAAAAACTTTGATAAAATGAGAGACTGGCCCCCGATTCGGTGGCGGCGGGGTTGACAAAATGCCGATATATATGATATAATAGGCGTATGAAAAACATCAAGAAGACAATCGCAACCGCACACCACCACAACCGGATCTCACTTCGCAACGTCGCGATCCTGATCCCCGACTGGATCGCCATAGCCGTGTGGGTGACGGCCTTCGTTACCATCACGCTCGCCGCGATCTGGGCTTGACACCCTGCGGCGGATCTGCTACAATACACACTCACGAAACGGAACTCTAAGGAATCAACATGGCCAAGAAAATCATCCCCATCATCGTCACCGTCGACGAACTGCCACCGCCACCGCCAAAGGGCTTCGGTGGTTCGACGGAGACCATCGTCATCGAGCGTCCGGTCAAGGCCGCACCGGCGACGTGGTCCGAGTGTGACTGCGAGATGTGCCGACGCAACGCGGACGGCGTCTGGCATGACCGCCGTGAGTCGTTCGGTGGCGGCTGCTAGGCCGTGATTGGGGTTGACATAGGCGGGGCGGTCGGCCAGCCCGACCGGCCATAAGTCGTGTGCTGACAAGGGGTTGCGTCGACAAAAACTTTGATAAAATTTCCGGAATTAGTGGCGGCTGGGCTTGCATTATGTCGATAATATATATATAATGGGGTTATGAGAAACAAAGAAACAACAATGAAAAACAAAACCAAAGCATTCGTTTTCGACTTCGATGAAACACTGGCCCACACCAGCGCGGTTGAGCTAGACGGAACTGATGATCGATTCGCGGAGTTCAATGACCCTTCGACAATCTTGAACGGAACGCCGTTGGAACTGATGGACTTGGCGAAGGACGTTTACGACGAAGGCCATTCGGTGTTTGTCTTGACGGCTCGCAACGAATGCATCTCAAACGCAATTGCTGAGTTCTTGAGCAGGTTCGGCATTGAAGCCAACGCAATCCATTGCGTGGGATCCAACGCAAGCGTGAACGTCGCGAAGGCAAAGCGAAAGGTTCTGCTGAGCATCATTGAGAATCACGACGTGGTTTGGTTCTTCGATGATGATGAAAAGAACATTGAACTGGCAAGCGAACTCGATTGCAGGGCAAGAAAAGTTCGAGTCGCTTGACAAGCTGAGCCAAACTTGGTACAATACACACACAAGACAACAACACACACAAGAGAAACAAGATGATCACAATCGAAAACGCAACAGTTGAAACGCTTGACCAGACACAAGCACGCCCCACTGGCAAAACAGTGTTGAGCGTGACGATTGGCGAACACACCTTCGAGATGCTGGTTGACGAGAACGAACTGATTGACGCCCTGTCGTCACAGTACAAGTAGGAAAGAGAACGGAATGACTTTGGAAATTATCATCATCATCGTGAAGATCGTCGTCTGGCTGGCCGTCATCAAGGCTGCTGTTGAGGCCGGAGTGGCTTGACAAGCGGCGGCTGCTAGGTCGTGATTGGGGTTGACGCGGGCGGGGCGGTCGGCCAGCCCGACCGGCCATAAGTCGTGTACTGGCAACGGGTTACGTCGCAAAAAACTTTGATAAAATTCCCGGAATTGTTGGCGGCTGGGCTTGTGTTCTGCCGATAATATGTATATAATGGGAGCATACAAAGGAACAACAATGACTACTGCTCGCTTCATCACTTACATCTGCTACAGCCTCACCCGCCCCGAGGGGATCAGCCCCGCACGGTGGAGTGGCATGCTCACTTGGGCCCGCACTCACGGGCACCTGTGAGACGGGGGGCGGCGGCCCACTCAAGTCGCTGTCTGGGGTTGACGCCCTGACGCTGATATGCTACAATACACGCTCACAAGAACGAAACAGAGAGAACAACATGGCAACCTTCAATGACACCCGCGACAACATCACCGCCATCGAGGCCCAGATCATCGAGGCCGACAAACGGGCACGCGAAGCATCCGCACCGTATCCACCAGCGTACCCGTTCCCGGTGTTCGGGCGTAACCGCTCGACGTGGTCCGAGTGCCAGTGCGAGAAATGCACCACCCGCACCCCCCGTGACGAGGTGTTCGGCAACGCGGCGGAAGTGTCCTGATCACCGGGTGGCGACCGATTCAAGTCGCAAAGCGGGGTTGACGCCCTGCTGCTGATCTGCTACAATACACACTCACAAGAACGAAACAGAGAGAACACAATGCAACACGAACTCACACACGCTGAAACCATCATCGAAACCAACGCACAGGGCGTGCAGTTGTGCCGTCCGAAGTACGGTTGCAACTGGACAATCGTGACGCCGATGGGCGGTGGGCAAAACTGCTGCCACTGGATCGGTGGGGAGTTGGAGATCCGTGCCCAGTGGAACGCGAACTACGCTGACGATGACGAGTCGCCTCGCGAACACAATGACGGTGCGAACGGGTACGATGACGGCGACGACATCGAAGAGGATGACGGGCAGCCCTCGGAGTACGATGAGTGGCAGGATTACATGGGCGGCGATGACTGGGATCATGGCCAATACGATGACTGTGGGTGGTAGGGATATGAAACTGATTGAACTGATCGACTGGTTGCTCGGCTTTGCCCTGTGGGTGGTGATCGGCGGAACCCTAACCGCCATCGGGGGGATCACTGGCATATGGGCCAGTTGATCGACGACCTGTTATCGTTCTGGTGGTACACGTGGCCGGTTGTGGCTGTGATGGTACTGCTCACGAAGTTGGCCGCACCGGCCCTGACGTGGCTGGTTTGGGGTTGACACCGACCCGGCGGTCGGGCAGGCCGACCGGCCATAACCCCTTACGTGGCAGCGGGTTACGTCGCAAAAAACTTTGAACAAAATGCCGGATTAGCCCCCGATTCGGTGGCTTTAGGGTGTACAAAACGCCGATAATACACTATAATGGGGAGTATAACAGACAACCAACCACGAGAGACAAACACAATGACCACCACCATCATCATCGCCGCCATGCTCACCGCCATCATCCTGCCGATTATCATTCTCGGCATTCAGGATGCACGCCGACACTCATGGCGACCAACCAACAAGCACAAGCGGTTTGGTGTGGATAGCGATTACATGGCAGCGGTCAAGGGCGGAAGCAAGGCACTGGCCGAGTACCACCGGCAGGGATTGGCTGAAGGACTTGAGCGACGCAGGTGGTAAGGTATTTCGGGAAAAGTTCCCGAATCGGATCAGATAATTGTAAGATTCTGACCCGGCCAGCGAATTACTAGTATAAGAAACAACAAAAGAACAGAGAGAAACAACATGAAAATCATCGCAACACACACTGCCAGCAACGCCAACAAGACAACCACGACTATGTGGAAGTCCAACGGTGGGCACTCTTGGTACATCGGCGTGCTAGGGACATCGACCAACAAGATCTGGCACGTCGGGAGTGAGCGATACATCCGGGGGATCT